TTTCTTTATGTACTGTAGCTCAACTTCACTTGGTTGTATTACTTCTGAATCTCCATATACTTTTATGCCATTTGAGTTAGCAACAAATATTGGGCGTATATTCTTTGGTTTTGTTAAAGGTGAAGAGTTTATATATAAGAAATCATTAGCGTTTATTCTCTCAGCTTCTATAGGCTGAACGGATACTACACCGAAAGGATCTGTTGTAGTATTCTTATAAACAACAGTACCTAGCCTATACAAATCAGCAGGTTCATCGAAAGATCCTGAGGTATATGTTGGTTGTACTGATGTTTCAAATATATTTATTTTTTCATTTAAGAGATTTAGCATGTCAGAATATTCAGTACTGTTTCCAGCTATTCTTCCGAATTGATTTATATCGTAAAAGTATTGTTCAAACATGTCTCCTTGAGCATGATTAGCAAATAGATTAAATTCTTGAGGGGTAACATAACCTCTCTGCTCTTTATTTAATATTCCTAGTACCCTTTGGTACACAGTATCTATGCTTACACTCATAATTAATAAGGGAATTTGTTGTTCAAATATTCTTTTCTTTTACCACACCCACAATCTTTACCTGTGGCTTTGCTTATTGCTTGAACTACTTTCTTTACTCCAGTAGCTTCTGTTATCGCCTCAATAGTATCTCCTAAACCTTTTTTCTTCATTTCAAAAGCCATAACGTGTTTTTAAGTAAATGTAACCGCCCGAAGGCGGCTACTTTACATTTTTATTTAAGTTTCTTCAGTATTGATTTGTAAACTTCCATTCCTTCATCTGTCTTGAAGTATGCAGCTAAAGCTGAATAAGGATGTTCATCAAATGGAACTGTCATTAATTTTCTACTAGATTGACCATACGTAAATGTTCTTTGGTCAGCTGATAGGTTAAGTATTCCAGCTTCTGTAGCTTTGACTCCAATGTTTCTTAGTTGTACATTTTCATCATTAGCTAGTTCTATAAATAAAGCTGGTTGTCTCTTAGCAAATATCATTAGATCTCTCTTTAATTCACTTGAAGATAAACTAGATACAGCACTACCAAATTCAGCTCTTAAAATAGCTTCTGCATGCTCTATATCTAGACTTCTAGCAGTATTTAAAGCTTCTAATTCTAATTCTATCCAATCAAGTTCATTCTTAGAATCTTGTACTGGGTTATGCTCAGAATACACTTTGTTTAAAAATGGGTGGTAAAAAGATAATAGCTTTTGCAAGCAAACATCTTGTTTTTTAACTGTTATAACTCCATCTCTAAGTACTATTCTACCGAGAGTTACTGGTCCTTTCTGTTCATCAACAAATGGTGAAGCATGGTTTGTAGCGTACCTCAGTTCTCTTTGATAACCTTTTTCTTTATCGAAGTATAGTAGTGGTTTCTTTTGACTATGCCTAGAAGGTATAGTATATACCAATGGTGATTTTCCAGTTTTAAGATAATATGTCCTATCTTTGAATTCCCATGTTGGTTTTTTAATCTCTTTTTGTTTAACCTTAGTTTCAGGTAAAACGTTTTCTAATTCCTGAGGAGCAACCTCAACTTTTTTTGCTGTAGCTTTTTTGTTAGCCATGATATGATATAATATAAATGTTATTAAAAAATTGACAATAGCCTGTTACTATATATATAACTAGCTAATGTCACAAAAATAATATTTACCCCCACATTTTCAGCAGGGGTAATTATTATAAATAATTAACTATCCAGCTAGATCTTTGAACAAGATAAAGTTGTTAGCAGCTTGAACACATAAACATCTTTCAGATAAGAAATGAACGTTCATTGCATCTTCGTCAGAAGTAAAATTACCTCCAACAGATCCAGTAATCCAAGATTTCATCTTACGGTCATCCGCTTCAGAAGCTCTGTAACGAATATGTAAGAAAGGTCTTGAGATGTTCTGCCCTAGCATTTGGTCATAAACTGAAGAAGTTCCAGCAGGTACTAATACCCCTTGAACATCACCAACTAATCCACGAGTTGTAGCGTCGTTTAAGTATTTCCAGTCAGTTTTATAGAAATCGTAAGATCCACGACGGAATCCAGAGAATCCTAAGTTAAGTGCCATATCTTCAGAGTTTTCGAATACACCGTAAGATGTTCCTCCAGCTCCGTAAGAATTCTGTGCAGCTAACATATTGTCGATACCTAATGAGGTTGCGCGATCTAAGAATAACATGTTCTCTTCAATAGAACCTTGCTTGTCAAGTTCCTGTAGAATAAGATCAAAATCATCTAAACCAGTAGCACCATCAAAATCAGCATCAGTGTAAACTAAACCTCTTTCTTCTAGCGCTGAAAATAAACCGTCAGAACCAGTGATAGCAGTTCCACCACCAAATCCAGCTCCTGGAGTAATAGTAGTACCAGCAGCAGTACGTTCAGCTTCAATCATAGACATTTCTAATTGATCCTCAAAACGAATACGAGCTTCATGCTCAGATTTTAAGTACCATAAGTAACCAGATGTTCCAGCTTCAGTTGTAACTTCAACCCACCCAATTTGAGCAGTGTCAGATCCATTAACTGAATACTTGTCTCTCAAGATGATTGGCTTGTTGTTGAATTGCTCGAAAGCAGCATCTACAGAAGTACCAGCATTTTGAGTTCCTTTTGCATACTCAGAACCATATACGAATACTTTAACATCACCAGTACCTGTAATAGCAGTGGTTTGAGTAGCTCCGTAACAAGCGAAAGTAATAGTAGCAACACCAGCAACTGTAGCGACAGTTTGCACATATGCTTTATCTACTGTAAAACCATCAGCACTAGCAATAACGATAGTAGCTCCAGGTCCGATAAGGTTTGTAGAAGCACCAGCATTCGCAGGTATAGTTAAAGAAGTTGTTGACGCGATTGTTGCATTGTCATACGCAATATGTAATCTACCTTGCTCAGACCAAACTACTTGATCAGATGCCATAGGCATTTCAGCTCCAACCATACGTAAGAATCCAGAGATTGTTCTGTTTCCAAAACGCTCAACTTCTTTCTCATATACTTCTGGTAAGAATTGTTGTGTAAAATCCATGTCTGTTAAAGACAGGTAATTGTCATTAAATAATGTTTGGGTAGGTCTAGGTGTTAAATGTGCTAAAGCACCTGCACTACCAGTAAAAGAACCGTTTGCGGCCATAATTTTTAAATTTTAAGTTATTTTTTTCGTCTAATTCCAAACTTAGAAGTTTTAGAATCCTTTACAGCTCGCACTTTAAATCCACCCTCATTACTGACTTTCTCATGTGTCCCTCTAGGATCCATATCAATATTTTTAGACTTCATTATACTGTCTCTTACGCCATCGGCTTTACCTTGTTCGTAAAAGTGCTGTGCAATCTTATCAGGATTCATAGCGGTAAATAAAGATTTATGATAACCTTTAGCATCTGACATCTCATTTTTTTCATTCAAGAACTTCTTGACAAAATTATTGATATCGCTTTGGTTTGTCTTTACTTCGTCTGCGTTGTTTACTTTAAACCTAAATTTCTTATCACCAACGGAGTAATCAAAACCTTTGAACTCCTTAGAAAAGACATTTTCTGTTTTTTTCTTAAACGTAGACACATTGTGTTCAGCTATTTTAGTAGCTTCTTCGTTTTCCTTTTTATAGCGATTGAAAAAGTCAACCGCTTCTTTTTGTTCAGGCAGTAGTTTACTACCACCTTTTATTTCTTCGTAATAATTATTTTTTAAACCATCTAAATGACTCTTAGCTTTAGCTAATTCCTCTCTTCTAGCTAACTTCTTACGTCTTATATCTCTCTCTTCATCTAAGTCTTCATCATAAGAGAAGTTGTCTTCCATTAAGAAGTCTATATCCTCCCTATCTAAGTGTGGTTTAGTACTATTGTAGTACTCCATTAACAGTTGATCTTCGTTTAAGTCATCATAGTTTTGATTTAACTTAACGTAATCTTCTAAAGTACCGTTAGTTTCATTTATGAAATCAACAACTTTTTGTATATTCTCTGGTAATTCAACCCCAGTAACTTGCTCTTGCTCTACAGCTTCTTGAATTTCTTCTGCTAAGTCTTGAACCTGTTCCACAACCTCTTCTTCTGTTATCTCCTCTATAACGGAGTCAATAACCTCTTCAACAGTAGTTGTTTCCGGTACTTGTTCAACAACTTCTTCTACAGTTGATTCAATAACCTCCTGTTCTTGTTGCTCAGGCTGTTCTTGTTGTTCTGGCTTATTTAGCTCTGACAAGTCAACCTTTATTATGCCATCATCGAATGATATTGGCTTACTCTCTACCTCTGCTGTAACCTCATCGATTACCTCAGGTACTTCTTGTGTTTGTTCTGACATGATAAAATATTATATAAGTGTTATTACTATTATTACCTAGGATCCGTAGAATCTAAGTTAAAACCACCACCTATTACATCATTTCCCGCTGATTCAAAATTCTTTGGTACTTGATTTGTTTGGCTTCGGTATTTTATTTCTCCTTGTTGAGTTGCTTCCATTCTAGATCTATCGTCTTTTCTGTTCTCTCTAAGAACTTCTTCACCTCTTTTCCCACTTGATTCCGCTTCTTTAAGTTTTAAATTCATCTTGAATTCCAAGTGCATTAATTCTTTTTTAGAAGCTACTTCCTGCATCATTTTCTCTTTATCTATAGCAGCTTGAATCTTTAACAGCTCTGCTTTTTGAGCAGTTATTGCTTGGTTTTTCATAACCTCTGCCTGAGCTGCTACTTGTTGTGCTTGAGCATTAGCGTCTGCTTGAGCTTGTATGTTCTGCTGTTGCATCTGCATATCTCTCTCCTGCTTAGCTTTTCTTCTTATTTTTAATAACTGATTAGCTAGTCTAGTACTTCTTATCTCTCTAAGATCTATAGCATCGTCAATATCTATTAAACCAGAAGATATAGCTGCTTGTATATTGTTTTCTAACACAGCTTTCTCTTCTTCATCAGGTTGTAACTCTATAAATATAGCGAAATCGTGTAAGTATAAATCCTTCATCTCTTCTAACACAGCTACATTCTGATTACCTATTTTCTGTATAAAAGCTTCTTTTGTTGGAGAATACTCTAATATATCAGATATCCTAAGAGATAGATTCTCTGCTAGATCAGATGTTAAGAACAGACTACCATCTAATATGTGTCTAGTTGCTGTGTTTGAATTAGCAGCAGCTATTTTCTGAACACCAACTAAAGCTCTAGCATCAGGAGTACTTCCGTCTCTAGCTTCGTTTAAGCCAGTTACATCACGTATCATTTGAAGGTAGTAATTATATGTGTTTATTAAAGCAGATAACTTACTACCACCTGAACCACTTGTTATTTCCTGTATAGGAACTTTACCAGGATTCATATCACCTTCTTGGGTAAATGATCTACCTATAACGGAACCTGTCTGGAAGAACATNTTTAACGCCTCCTGTGGGTTGTAGTTTGTACCATTACCTAAATCTACCTCAGCCAAACCATCTGCATCTAGATAAACCCCGTCAGGAACCATTCTAGATAGCACCTGTTGCAGTTTTAAATGAGTTAGTTGTATCATATCAGCAAAGCCAGTTATACGGCTTACAATTGATTCTATGCGACCCTTGTACATTCTGGGTGCAACTATACTGTAATTCATTTTTACTTTAGTAAAATCACTTTTAGGCCTTATCATGTTAGCTGCTAGCTTCCACTCCAAAGTCATTCCACCTAATACTTTAACACCTTCATATAAAACCTCTACCGATCTAGATAGCTTTTCTATACCATACTGTTCGTATAATTCTGGTGGTGGATTAAACTCATCATCTTTAGGTATTAGCTTAGAAGCTCCTGTCGATGTGTCTTTTACTTTGTAAACCTCATTAGTGTATGTTTTATAGTTGTAGTATAAAACCTGTACGGTATTACTATCGTCTTCACTATAATCTTGTAGATTCCTATCATATGAACTATTGTTACTATATGACTGCCCCGCTATTTTATTAAGATCTTCATCTGTTAAACCTGGGAATTGTTTCTTCAATTCGTTTAAATGTACACTCTTAACCTCTCCAACATAATATAAGTCATCAAAATAAGGTGACTCTGTATAAGAGTAAACCACATTAACTGGATCAACATACTCAACTTTAACTCCTTCTGATTTAGAGAATCTATTTTTAATAGCACCTATACCTATAGTTGTTAAGTCGTAATTACATCTTCTCTTTATTAAGTCGTATTTATTTCCTTTTAAAAGAACGTTTATCGCTTGTTCTTCAGCTAACTCAACACTTTGTTTATAAGTCAACTGCATGTGTAGATCTAGCTCTTCTTTGTTTTTAGGTAAAGTCTCTGGATCATTTTCAAATAAGCTAATACCGAAGTCAGCTTGAACCTGCTCGGTTAGTTGTCTAGTCTGCATATCACGCAGTATGGATTCCATATACTTAGTACGCTTATCTACACCAAAAGGATCTTGAGAGTAAGCTTTTATATCAAATGCTCTATCTGATATACC